GTTCTTAACGTCTGGTCAGTCCCTTGCTCTAATTCTAAGTACAGTCCGCTTTCAGTCGCAATGTGGTCGTGAGTGACTGGCTCTATGGAGTCTACCCTTGCTGGGTCAACCCGAACAAAGTTAGCCCCCTGAGTCATCGTCGCAAACCTTTTGATCTCCGGCATGACCTCCCAGTCTGCTTCTGCAACAGCCTGTGTGCCCCCTGCACATGGCGCACCAATCTCTAATCTTACTGGAGCATACTCTGCACCCTGTATGTATTTGCCGTCATGCCCCCCTATTGGAACTCCTGTTTCAGCAAGAATGTTAATTCCGTAGTCTGTGTCCCACCCAGCGTTCTCAATAATCACATCAACCAGTTGACCATCAGAAACAACTCCTTGTGCAGTTGCTCCCTCGACGTTTGGCACAGTTATGATCGGTGCCTCTCTGTAGCCAGAGCCACCGTTTGTCACAACAGTTCCAGTTAACGATGCGTTTGGCTCGTCGCCATCACCATCATACTCGTACAGGTTTCCGTCAACTCCACCAAGCAGTATGGTGTTAATACGCTGTGCATCGGGCCTGCCGGTGCATGCGGCAGTCATGCTATTAGGGTAACTCTCTGTCCACCAACTCTGTGCTTGAATGTCATAGCACAATGCCATAGCAGGCGTATCAGTACCAATAACCTTAGTCGTGCAGAAGAATCTAAGAATGTGTGTACGAGGGTCAGTCTGTAGGAAGAAGGTTTCTCTCTTAGAGAAGTCTATGAGTTCACCAACAAAGTAGTCTCTAACGGGAAGGCTGATGTCATTAACTTCACCGTTTCGAGACATTGCATAAATTCCTGACTCGTCAGCAGAGTAAAGAATGTTTTCATGAATGTCCCAACAACGCTGATGAAGCGTGCCCCGGTGACTCATCATTTGTATAGAGGCATCAAGGGATGGGTCTGTATTGTAAGTCAATGCATATGTATGCGTGTGTTGCATTGCTAGGAGCATGGAGCCGAAAGGAACGAGTGCGGTAATCACATCGTTAGACTTTTGATTAGACTGGATTGGTAGTTCGTTGACATCTGGTACGCTTTCAAATTCGTCAAACTCGCTGTAAAACAACGTGTTGACATCCTTTCCGCTAGTAGACACAGCCATGAACAACCTGTCTTGAAAGGCTACGGCAACTGCCATGTCTTTGCGAGGCTGGCCGAAACGAAAGGCATTCACGCCTCCGTTAGGCAGGACTACTGGGAGTGCAGCGTAGTTCGGCCTGTCGGGATCAAACAGTTCCTCGTCAGTAAGGGTGTCTTCTCCAACAATTTCAACATTATTGTCCGATGGTTTTCCGTAAGCCTCAACTCGGTAAAAGACTAGCGACTGGTCGGAACTTGTTCTCCACAGTTCTACCATGTCGCACCTGCTAGAAGGTTCTGCACCCTCTAGAATCCAGTCCATCTTTGATGCGTGGCTTCTTTCTGCTGTCGGGCCTGCATCAATATCTGCTATAGGAGATAGATCGCTGTACGCAACAGGCTTCTTAGGATCACGGACGGTTATGCTCGCTATAACTCTTCCGCTCTTAACCTGCAACTGCCCGCCGTTAGTAAACTCTAGCGTTGCGGGAAGTTGCCCGCTAGGAATAACAATGCCTGTTCCGGTTATGGGATTGGAGACAGGCCAATCAAAAGGAAGGATATAAAGTTGACCGTCAGTCCCAAGTTTTGCATACGCATTTGCAACTGGCACATAACCTAAGTCAGAGAACGCCCACTTCTTAGTGTCGTAAACATCCTCCGTTGCTGTGGTTCCGCTAGCAGAATCAAAGCCCGTAACAAAGGTTCTCTTTTGGTAAATTACAAGATCACCATCGGCCTGCATTATCAGGGCAAACTCATTGTTCTCGCTATATATGGTTGTGCCAGAAGCAATACTGTAACTTGTAGTTGCTGTGGAACTGCCCAGTATTTTTGATCCAGAAGAATTGTTAACAAATGGAGTTGACCAATAAATCTTATAACTTTCAGGCAAGTTGATAATTTCTTCGCTTAATTCAAGTTGATCTTTTACAACACTTTTAATTCTAGTGAAGTCTGCCAGTTCTGGGCTTTCAAGCAACATTCCCGCTTCGAGGTCTGTTACGTCTTCAACAGTAAGCATCGTTGAAGACTCGCCTCTTTGAGCAGTAATAGTTTTTATTACTTGCTCCGATCTGTCAGCGTAACGATAGGCACATCGATACTTGCCTCTCATCGTAGGTCGCATGACAGGAGTTAAGTCCGCTGCTCTTGCTAGCGTGTACAACTCGGGATTAGTGTTGTATGACTGACCACTGTCTAATATGGTTAACGAGTCGATGCGACCGTTTTTCATCACAGGATCGACTTTTAGGCCGTAGCCAGTACCCTCATGCCTAACCAATACATTCGGTTTAGAACGATAGTTATTACCTTTATTGTAAATTGTAAAGCCAGTGATGTTATTGTTTGTTGCGGCCTGCAACGTAGCAATTAGTCCCGCAGTCCACGCAATTGCTTGCCCGACTACGTTGGCGGTGGCCCCTATTACCCTCTTACGCAACTCAACTGTGCCCACATCTCCACTACTGTATCCATCTCCAGTTATTCCGACTACGCTTGGATTTATTAAAGAATGCGGTGGCCCGTGTGGAGTGTTCGCATCTGCCACTGTAGTCTTTACATTAAACTCAACGTATCGGTTGTTACCGGAATACGCCGCATGCGCCGCTGGCTTAGTTAGTTCTGTGTCTGCCGTATTGTGGTCATGTATTTGAGCGTAAGAGTTTGCTTGATAAAGTCTGAAGACAAACTGAGTATTCTGTCCCCACCCGCTACCAGCATTTATGATTTGACATGCAGTAGTTTCAATCTCATTCGTAATTCCATCCCTAGGAAGATCGACAACCGGCCTTGGAACGCCGGACGAAGGAGAGTACCAAGGCAATCTGTTGCCTTGTCCGTGTCTTCCTGTTTCTTTATTGGCAGTAGGTATGCACTGGTCGCCTTCTACTATCCAAGTGTCAGGGCAATCAACCAGATTAATCCTAACCTTTGGAGGTGTCGCCTCGGGTAACTCTACCTGATCTTCGTATTCAGTTACGATGGACGCACGCTCAGTACTAGTTACTTTCTTTGCTTGCTTGTGAGGCTTTAAATCAAACTCGATATACCTAGCACCGCCACTGTCTTGCTGGACAGTAACGTCTGCTCTTGTCCATTGCGAAAGAGAACTAGACCGAACGCCTGTGTTGAACCACACGCTTAGTTTAGAGTAATCAGGCCAGTAAACGTCAGTCTTGCGACCGCCGGTAGTTCCCGAGAAACCATGCACGAACGAACTGCCGCTTGCTTGAAGGCCACCATAACTTGCGTTTTCTGATGAACCCGGTCTATCAAAGTCTGATCCAGACCAGTACTCCCCATATAAATATTCTGTTAAAGTGGTTTGTCGAGTCCAGCGACCGCCTTCACCCCCAATAATATTAAAGTGTTTATTGAGGCCAGTGTCACTGACCCCCTTGGAACTTTCCCCGCTTGTGTTAACAGCGTATCCTAAAGGAAGAGGAGAGAACACTAAAGTAGCATGTGCATCTTGCCCTTTTACCGATGAAGCAGTCGTAAGAGGAATATTGGCAAAGTACCTTCTTGACGAACTTTCGTAAATAGCGGCAGCGTAACCAGACCCTTGGTTTGTTGTGGCGACAAGGACTTTGTTGCTTACTGGGTCATGAAACGCATCTGTGCTTGAGGCCGCAGGTTTTGTTGTGCGGTTGGATGTGAAACTGCCGCCCACATGTATCGTTTTGTCTACGGTTATCTGTTTGGTATTAGCATCAACAGAAAGTACTTTTGCTTCTGCCGCATTAAAGGAAGTGTAGTTTGCAGTGTACAAATTAGTGGTAGCAGTCGGCATTGTATTCCCCGCAACAGGAATGCAATTTATATCAGGAGTGAATTTAACTATGTCGCCAACAGAGATTCCATTTACATCTTCCAATGAAAGTCCTACTCGATGGGACGAGTCGCTTTGCACAACGAAAGAATATAGATAGACTCCGTAAGTTGCTGATTCGTCGGCTTGGTTGGCAAAGAAAGAATCAAGCGTGACTGTTTTGTTTACCGTATCTATTCCAGTAATAGTCTTTAACGGGTAGGCTGTGCCGGTGAAGGAGGTAATAGCAGTCCCGTTAAAGTTATAGATATAAAGCCTAACCTGCATCCCTACCAATAAGCCATCAACCCTCTCAAGTGGTATCGGATAGCCAACGTTAGGAGTGATGGTTCCGGTGTGTGCCCATTTATACATCCATGCAGATAGGGTGTGGTCGGTTTCCGAAAGAGGTGCTGTGTAAGCAATCTGCTGATTTTCTGTCCCATCCTTGTTGCCGTATGTTTCGTTGGAGCCGCAACCAGTGCCGGTGATTGAACCAGCACTGGTATCGTCAAAGCCGGAAATTGTCGCAGCACTTCCCGACCTTATACCGATTGCACGAAACCCAGAACCTACGTCACTCAAATCTGCTTTGATTTCTGGAGGGGTCTTATACCCTGCCCCTCCATCAATTATGTCTACCCCAACAACATTACCACGCTGAACCAAGGCTTTTAATTTAGCGGGGCGTATGGGGTCTCCCTCAGTTACCGTCAGGTTTGGGGGCGAGTTGTAGCCACCTCCTCCAAGGTCTACATCAACCTGCTCTATAAAAAAACCTTCTCCTGACGGCGTGATCTTGGGCATTGACAATGGTGCAGGCATGCCCATGTCAATTGCTAAGGTAGACAGGAGGTCTGGTCGGTACAGCCTTGGCTCGACACCATGACCGTAAAAGATAAATATTCTTCCATGCCTGTCTTCTGCAAGACTGAAGTTATTAATAGAAGTGCCATTAGGGGCAATTTCTAGTTCGTCAATAACCCTTGCTTGGTCGTCCTTAATCCTTTTGACCTGCCACCTATGCTCAAGTGGAAATACAGATTGACCAATCTCGTCTGCACTAAGTACTTTTTCTACAAGAATCTTTTGCAACCAGAGAAAGTCAGATGGTGTGCCTAGTATGGTAGATCGACGATATAATCCAAATATGGTCTCATCGTCATACTCTCCATATATCTTTTTAATTCCCGGTCGTGCTATAAGCATGCCCGGTCTGCGAGACTGAAGGTTATTAAGTACACGCAGTTCGCCCGGTCGCAGCAAATACTGCGATGCATCTTCGTTGTACCCTAGCCATTGCCTAATCTTCATGCTGTATCTTGCCCAAGGTCTGAGTGCCAGCCCATAGTTCTTGGAGAACCTCCGGGTGAATAAGCCCCGCTCGGCAATCCACTGAGCGGCGTTACGACATCATTCTCCATAGCGATTCTCAAGTCTCTGTTAAAAGTATTCATGGCAAGCCCGTAATCCTTTCCGGCAAGACGGGCATACCACATTTCGCAAGCAGAGAGGATCGCTGTGTACATTTGCGGAGAAGCGTTGATTACATCCGTAATTGCATATTTCGTTAACGCTGGCAATGCCGTATTAATGTCGTCGTAATCATTTGTTACATAAGGATTGTTTGTGTTTGCATCGACAGGGGTAGACGATGGAGAACTTACATCCACTTCGTTCGCATCAAAGTCTAAAGGCTCGTATGGAACGCCGGTTACCCCACGGCGTTGATACACGGAAGTGCTTGTGAGACTTAGGCTCGTAGTAGACGACCAGCCTTCGACCCTTCGCTCCATTATGAATGGGACTGTTGATCCCAGTGCATCAGCAGGCATGCCGTTTGAACCAAACCTTATGAACGTCCCGAGACAATCTTGCGGGAAGTTTGTGCCTACGCCAGTAACCCTAACGTCAACGCTGCGTAGCACAAGGTTTGTTGCAGTAGCCGTAGCGTTTGCGTCTACCACAACTGATCCAGCAGACACACTGAGGATTGTTACTTCGCTTGTAGGGAAGTTACTTATTACTACACGCATTCCGACAACTAAGCCGGTAGGGTTTGCAACTGCTATTGTGCTGCTGCCGCTGGTTACGCTCCCAGTAGTCGCAACCTTTCCAACCGTTACTGTGCCTTGCCTGCAAAGTTTTTCATACCCCATGTACTTGATTGGCTTTGGAAGTGTCCGGTATGTGTACGACACCCTTATCGGGTTATGCGTGGCTCCAACAAATCGTATCTGGTATCTATCAGGACTTACATCACTTCGCATTACCGTATAGAAGTAAGGCTCTCCAGAACCTCTGTGGTTTACTTCTAGACGTTGCCACTCTTGTGGACTTATCCGGCAATGCAAGGTTCCGACAGTTTGGGTTGACAGGGTGTCTAAATCTTTAAGGTCATATGGCAAGTCGTAGTATTGCTGCGGAGTTACAGTCAGATTAGTTGCAGAAGATTTTGCTATTCGATCTACAACAACGCTCCCATCACGCACCTGAACAATCCTTACAGGGTCATCAAATCCAGCGACATCAACTATTCTGCCGGGGACAAACCCAGCAACACTTGCTACATTGATGACATTACTGCCAGTTGTAACTGCCCCTACAGTAGTTACCTTAGAAGTCGAAAAGGAATTGGTTGACGTATGCCATAGCCAATTCTTGCATTGCATGACCTCTCTGACCCCATGTAAAACAGCGTGACGAACAGCAGTATGTTCTCCATCCTGTGCGCCGCCTCCATTACTTGCCAAAAGGAAGGCTACAATATCTTGTGCTGTTTGCATTAGTTACGCCTTTTGCGACCGTACTTCTCTTGCACCATCTCTTTGAGTTCACCCTGTTTCATGGTCGGATGGCTCTTCTTCTCTACCTTCATCATTTCTTTAGTTAGATTTTCGCTTAGTGGAGGAGATTTTGGCCTTGGCATTTTGCGGCCTTTGTGATTTACTGCCCCTTCTACTGTGAGGTTTCTTTTTCTTGCGACATTCGTCACATCGTTCGCACTGTCGATCCACGCTGCCGGGTCTTGTACCCCTCGCTTGTCTGCCAGACCCGCTGCGTAATACTTTCCGTTGGGATTGATACCTGCCCGTCTTGCTAGGGTTATCATGTTTTGAGCATGATCCTTCGGCATCTTGTCGAACTGTTCGTTGTTGTACCGGCCTTGCATCAGGCTCCTGTCTGTTCCCTTTAAACCGGGTGCGATTTGCAGGGCGCACATTTCTGCGAACCTTGGACTTTGCCCGTCTTTTATCATCTTGTCGTAGTGCCGCTGCACTTCTCTGCTTGCGCACTCTATTTCGATTGGGTAACTCATTTTTTCCTCTTAAGTAACTTAATGCTCTTTCGACTCCTGCGATATCATCACCGAGAGTACCTATGGCTCGGTTGCATCCAATACATAGATGGCCCCTGACTCTTCCTGTCTTATGACAATGATCTATACACTTGCCTTTCCTCTTGTTGCAAACATGACATAAGCCACCATTACTTTCAGTTAATAAGTACCATTCTGTGACCGTAAGCCGGTATCTAGTCCACAGATTGTGTGCCCGCTTTTGAGTAGTATGCGGGTACTTTCTCCGTGACCGTGACATAATTACTACGTTTGCAACTCAGGTGGAACTTGTGGCGGTGGTGGCGGTGGCGGTGGCGGCTCCTGACTTCCCCCGGCCCCCTGTGCTTCCGGCCCAGCGGGGGAGGGAGGGCTAGGCGGCGCATCAGGAGGGGGGGGAGGAGCAGGAGGTGGAAGCAAGTAGCCGCTAGCGTTTATGTCGAGAGAGTTAGCCCAATCTTTCATTAATGAGTTAAACGGTTCCGTAATACCTGAGCCTGCTAACTGGCTGAGAATAGGCCCGAGTGTTTGTACAGCCATCTGCATTTGTTCAACACGGCTCGATTTATTTGGTTTTCGGGCAGACCCGGCTTCAACTCGGAAGAGCAACTCTCGGGTTAAAGCCACTATGTCTCTTTTAGAAATAGTCTGATACCAAGCAGCAGCACCCATTGCACCGAGAACTGGCTGAACATCTTGAGGTTCAAGAAGCCATCTTGCCGCAAGTGCTTCCCTTCTAGCAAGAAGACTCATGCAGTCCTCTAACTCATTCGCCATGTTATCTGGCCGAATAGAAATGTTTTCGTTTTTAATTTGTGCTTCAGCAGCACTTCGGAATTGCGCACGAGTGTAACCAAATACTAATTCCGACAAACCAGTACGCTGTGCAAACTGATCTAGAATTGCTTGGATAATATCCCACAGGTCTTTGTTTACCTGTGGCATCTGGAACACAGACACAACGTCCTCAACTCGCCTGCCGAGCAACTCAGACAGTTCAATTATCTTGAACCCGCCCTCTGAAGGAGCAAGCAACTTGTCTTTAATATCTTGGTCGGCTGCCTTTTGAACAGCAACAACTGTTTCGCAACTAGTTGCAATACGTGTAGCCAGAAACGAGAAGCACCAGTTAAGTAGCCTGAGTTCACCAATTGCTGGTTTGATATGGCTAATCGGCCAAGAATGTCCGGGCTTGCGATGAAACGCGAGCATCGTAAAGGGCCATCCTTGCGGGTCTGCGTAGAACGGTATAGGCCACGATACCCTTGATGTAAGGCTTGGTGGCAATCCGGTCTCATCAACTTCTTCTTCAAGAATAGAAGGCGGCATATTCAGAGGATAAGGAACACCTTCGCATACTACTAAGTAGCAATACCTGCCGACAGAATCAAAGAATCCCTTATTTTCTTTAGGGCTATCCTTGAACCGATCACCCATTCCAGTCTTGCTCCATATCTTATAGAACGTAACGAGATTATTAGTGGTGTCCCTCTTCTTCCTTCTGCCCTTGTACTCCTTACCCAGAGTGCTTGTGTTGTCGTCAATATGCTTTCGCAGGGCTTCTTCTGGTATTCCGTAAGTTGCGGCTACCTCCTGCACTGGCCTGCAACATTTCTTTGCACACCAAAGCATGTCGTCTTCATTATCAAAATCAGGATCAATGAGAAGGTTATCTACTGTGTCATAAAACGAACCAACCATCTTCATGGCTGGCTGCTCTTCGTTAGCAGACACATCCACAGAAACCATCTCTGTCCAGAATACACCGGCACCTTTTATCATTGCCTCGTTGACAACTTTACGTGCCTGCTTCTTTAGGTCTAGTTCAACAGGACTCCAGTTTAAGTAACTGCTTAGGAGTTTTGCTGCATTTTGCCTTGACTGCCTTTCGTCTTCTTCGTTCTTGACAGTCTGCATAATCGCCATCTGATCAGGTGACGGCTGACCCATTTCACCTGAAGGCTCATCTAAGCCAAGTTGACCAAGGTCTGTGTCGTGGGCATCCATTACCGTCACTGTACGCACAGGGTTTCTGTGGTATATGACGCTCCCAAACAAATCGACTAACTCAAAGACCTTGTTCAACTGCATGCGGAACGCGGGGGGTGCAATGTTTGAATTGTACCCTCGCTCACCCCGTGAATACGAGTCCTTCCACATCCAGTTGTGATCGCCGTCATAGAACTGACTTGCTTCTTTAGCAACGTCATCAAACGGTTTTTTATATTTCTGAGCAGCCTTGAGTTTTTTAACCCAAGTTGTCACGCACTGCTTAAGTGGGTTGTTACTTGGTAGGCTTTGTTCGTCCACTGCTCACCCCTGAAGTTAAGTCGCGGTATGTTTTAGTTATCGTTGCAAAATCCCACGCCCCAAGGTCTTCCCATCCATGATCTCCCTGCAATGCTGGGTCATCTCTGTGATGGGCAGACGAATGAACCGTGGCAAAACCTGCGGGCGAGAACGTCAGAATGCTTATGGTCGTATCACCCGGCTTAGATGCTACAAAACCTATCTGTGGGTTCTTAAAGGTTTGCCAGTCCGAACTGAACAACACCACATCTCCAATGTTTGGGATAGGCATTGTCCATTTCTTTGTCTCAACTGTACTCATCATTTCCTCCTTGCGGCCCTAAGTAAACATGACCGGGGTCACCTTGCCCCTGTCTCTTCTTTCTTTCATGCTGCCATTTTACCCACCAAGGCTCCTTCTCGCCGTTACGAATTGGTGGTGCATGGTAATGTGGGCGATATGCACACAAATACTCAAGACATTGGCACAAATGTACCTCGCCTTTTGCATTTGGCTTGTCCGTGACAATAGGCGTACCAGATATGTAATTGACCAGTTTCCTGTATCTTTTGAGTTCCCTGACTAAATCCGGGCAGGAGTTTTCTAAGACTCTGAGAGTAGGCTTACCTTCCGGCTTAATGTGTAGCGATACTCGGGTAGACTCGGTACGTGCTTGTATGTCATCGCAGCCCGCCAAAAAACTAGCCCCAGTAATCTCGGATCGCACCCCATTCTTAACAAGTTGTTCTGTGTACTGCTCTGAAGGCAATCTACCACTACCGAGGTCTCTGAGCCTCGCACCATGAGCATCGATTATAAACGCATGGAAGTGCCAATCACGAACCTTTTCGGTAAACCTCTTTCCGAATATTGTGGCGTTGCACTGGCGTAGGTACAATTGATCATAGCACAGGACGAACGATTCGTCGGGGGGAACAGCCGCAAATAGGATTGCAGTGACTGCGTGTCCGGGGTCAATGACGGCGTACCTCGTCCACTCATGAGGTATCATGCCGTTAGGCAACTCCTCTTTAGACATCCCGTGTATCCGCATATCAAAGTTTGGGTACATCAGTATGCTGTCCGTGACGAAGTCACCCTCGGCACGCATCCTCAATATGTCGTCGCCTAGAGCGGCCCATCTCTCAATACTCTTTTTCTTTTCTTCTTGATCCAAGTATGGGTTGTCGAGGAATCGTAACTTAAACTGTTGTATGTTTGATTCTTTACCTAGGTCTGCTGTCGAGGCTTCCGCTCGTTCCTTAAGACCAAGCAGTGCATTGTTTGTACTGTGCGGCATAGCAGACCAACACATCATTCCTTTGCGGTCAACTATACGAGCCTGCATTTCAGGCACCCACCTCTCGTCCGAAATATCTTCATCGATATGGACGCGATTACAATTGAAGCCTTGTACAGGCTCGCCTTCGCTAGAGAAGAAATATATCTGCCAGCCATTGTGCAATGTGCAACGCTGCATGTAGTTAGCACTACGCAACAACCATGACGTATTTTTAATCATACGTTTGGGGATTAGTGCTGGTGCTGGCTTTGCTTCGTTCTTTCGTTCTTCATCTGTTTCAGGATTAAACGCCCTCCACTCCCCACTCTTCTCGTCTTTTATAATCTTGAACGCACCTTCATTGAATAAGTAAGGTACTGCGACCAGTCCGATATGTTTCCAGTCTTTGCCAACTACTACCAGAATGCCGTCTTTCTCTGGGTATTTCTTGAAAGGGTCTTGGCCCGTAACAGCCCTAGCATCTTCAACAAAAGTGCATAACGATTTGCCTGATCTATTACCACCGATGACAAGTACTTCACTTGCTTTTGTTCTGTGTACCTCTGCCTGATTTGGATTTGGCTGGTACAACTTCAGTGCCTCTACCTGCCTCTCCTTCAGTTCCTGCTGTACGTCCTTCAAATGATCCATCTGATGCTGGGTCATACTCGATTGAACGGACACCTTCTTCGGCTGCACCTTCGGATGTTTCTTCTGTCGTTTCCGCTGTGGCATCGATAGTCACTCCTTTGAAATGCATGGCTGCCTCGTTCAGGCGAGCGTCAAGTTCTTGCTCTAGTTCATCTTCACTCCAGAACTGTAGTGGCTTCTTAGTGCCGCCCGCTTCTACATTCCTAGTTACCATTCGGCACATGGTTTCAAGCAACTTGCTCCTTTGGCTGCTACCCGGCGGGCTGTCCCAATATTGCTTGACCATAACAGAGGAAAATCCTGAGACTCCCCCGAAGTACGACATTACCTTCTCTACCACCTCTGCGGTGTGGGGTATGTTGTTGCCGCCTTTAGAAATTGTAGCAAGAAACACATCTACGCCAGACTGCTCTATCTCTTGCAGTGCCAACTTCTTATTAAGTTTGTTTTCTTCAATCCTTTTCTGCTTTGTAATGTACTCACACTTCTTACAGACATTGCTATACGACTCCTTGCCGTCCCTCGTTCGATGACGGAAGTTATCAATGTCTATATCTTTTTCTTCAGAGCATTTAATACAAAGTTTCTTTTTCATATATATATATGCTAACAGCCCACAGGGGGTGCCTGCGGGCTGCTTTGCATATCCTATCACGGACTGTTCATTAGATGAAGTTACAGTGAAGGTTGACTCGACCTTTTACTGCTGCCGAAATTGACGCTGCGAGAGCAGTGCCATCAACAGTCGATGAAGCACTACCAGTGCCTGTCTTGACTGTTTCACCAGCAACAGAGCCTGCAACAACGTTATCACCAGCGGCAATAGCACTGCTGCCGTTAGTCTTAACTTCGGCTGGGCCTTTAACAACGAGCCACACGATGTCATTCTGTCGGAGTTCCCCAGTGAGGTACTCGTCTAGGATGCCTGAAGGTACAGCAGCGTCTGCGTTAACCTTCGTTCGTGCAGAGGTAATCGTGGTCTGATCACCACCGAGTGCATAACGCACACCGGCAACCGTTGAAGCGTCAGCGACTGTTGATCCAAGGTATCGGACTGCAATGCAGTAAACAAGTTTGTTACTGTGTCGAGTTCCGTGACCTGTAGGCGAAACGTCTTGGAAGGCTTTAACCTGTCCAATGACCTCTGTGCCTGCGACTGGATTGCCAGCAGCATTAAGTTCAATTGTTTCTCCGGTGAGAAGCGTTGAGCCTCTACGCCAGAATGGGTCTGAAAAAATACTTGACATTTAAAGTCAACTCCTTATTAAGCAGGTGTAGAGATGCCATCGAGCATGAAGAAGTTACGAGGCGACTTGAAACGCAAGTTGCCAAGGGTTGAACAAGCATAACGGTAGGACTGAGTTTCTTCTGAGAAGAATGGCCCTTCCGCTACCATGAGTTGATTTTCAAGGCAACGCATTTCCATGTTGCCAATTGAAAGTCCGTAACCCTTACCCGCTGGGCAAGCGTACTCACTCGTTACTTCAACGCCATCAATAGTGATTGCGTCATTGAATCCTAGAGCCTTCAGGCCGTTCTCCTTACTGACTACAATTCGCTCTTGATCCTTATAGGTATTCAACAACTGAATGTAGAGGTGACGGTCAAGCACTACAAGATCAATCTGTGCTTCGCGGGTATCATTTCGTTTGCACTGATGAATACCTTCACGAACAGCAAAGACGCAATTGCTCTTCCAGTTTTGTCCACCACCAGCACCGTTAAACGATGTTGCATTGTAGTTGACAATAATTGGAGAATAGAAATCGAACTCTGGATCAACACCTACGTCAGGCCATTGACCAGTAGTACCACTCATTCGACCACCACCGTAGTAACCTAGTTTGGTACTAAGACCTGCATAGGTATCATTCGGGTGAGCGAAACGATCTCCGGTGCCAGTGAAGTAAGCAGGTGTTCCTGAACTTCCGGTGTCAACATCTGCTACGCCTGTTGCTGACTCATCAACAGTACCGTTGTACTTGAGAAAACTTTCAAGTCCGTGGAAGTCATTCTCATGACCGGCGGCACTACCATCAGCGTATGGCTGATAGGACAGATGCTGTTCCAAACTCTCTTGGAGTCGCTCTGCCATTTTTGATGCTACATCGACAAGGGCCTGCTGACCTCTGTTTTCAAGCATTTCTCGACGATAGATAGCATCGGTGGTCGTAAAACCACGCCAAGGCAACTCTGCCTTTTTCCACATATTGACACGGGAGAATGTTCTTGGTGTGTCGCCAGTATTCCCTGTAACAGGAGCGTTGCGATAACGAACATTCCAGTCAAAGCCTCGGCCCGACTGGTTCATTAAAACATTGCCGGATGACTCCAGCATTGCAAAAATTTTAAACTTACGAAATGTCGTCAACTCCTCTTCACGAAGATGCTGGACAATCGTAGTTGCGATAACTCGGCTCCAGTCGGTTGGACTCGCCATAATTAATTATTCCTTTTTAGAAATAGTTTGTTAAAGGTAACCTTGTTCCTGAGCAACTGACTGTAGTTTCTCAGCGAACGTCATTCCTGAAGTATCAGGCTTTTCAGCGTTTGTACCTGTCGATGACCTTTGACTTGGAGTCCTTGACGCTTGTTGGCGTAAATAATCCATGTTTTGTTGTGCGACCGATGGTTGCGTCTGCTGTATTGGGGCTTGTTGTTGTAACTGTGGTGCTGCTGCCTGCTGACCACCCTGCATCCGTTGGACGGTTTGAAGAAGTAAATCTCTCTCTACCATCTTGGTTGCATAGTCCCAGCGGGCTTGTGCGCCATTGATGCCGTTTCCTTTAGCATCTGCAATATACTTTTGGACTGCCAGACCCTCCGCAGATACATTCCCTTTTTCGTCATAAAGCCAATCTTTATTATCGGTCTCTAATCCAGAAACGTATTGCTCGTCTTTCATGCGACCCATTCGCTCGTCAATAAGGGATTCTGCCCGCTCTACAGCGACTTTCTCCACCATTGGGCCTAGTGCCTCTTGAGGATTATCTAAAAACTTTTGAGCAAAATCTGCCCTAAAGTTCATATATTCTTCTAGGGAAGCCTTGGCATCTAGCGGGGCTTCGGGGTGTATTGTGTCCCTGCCCTGTTCGTCCTTTACTAAATACCGCTTATGAGACTCCTTAACATCTGGTGGGTTCCACCAAGACTTCTCTTCTGGCTGCGGTGCGGCTTGTGGTTGCTGCGTCCTCTGCGGGTTTTGGAACTGCGAAGCCTTCCATGCTTCGTATTGATCTCTGTTTTGCAAGTACTCCTGTGCAATCGGGACTACCGTCTGGTATTGCTGTAACGCACGATTAGCGTGATCTTCTCGTTGCATAGCCTCATACAAAGACTGAGCAATTGTGTTGTCGTCTTTACCTTGGAACTGTTCCATTCCACGGAAATGATTCCAGACATCAGTCTGCTCTACTGCTTCTACTTCCTCACCAGACTCTACAGATTCTTCAACCTGAGATTCCCCCACGGCTTCAGCCGGTGCTTCCACTGTATCTTCAACTTCAAGTGATTCTTCGCTCATAGTGTTCTCCTTTACGAGGTAATGTCATTATTACCTATAGGGGGAGGGGGGGAGCAAAGGGGTATTTAAATAAATGCCGGGACTTGAAAACCTCCCGCCTTTGTCCTTGGAGCAAGCACTGAGTTTTTCTTTTTTTCAGGCAGCAGGTCATCAAGAACTCCATACTGCTTACCTTGTGCGGCGGTTCTTTTCTTCTCTATTTCTTCTCTCTTCTGGTCATAACTAGGATCACTTGGCTTGACTCCAGTGACTGGGTCTGTTGCCGAGGCATCGCCCGTGAAGAACGCAGGGCCTTCTTTTGCTATGCCGCCAATGGCAGGTATACCACCCTCAATGATCATGTCTTCAGGCCCAAAGGCACCTAGTGCCGCACCTTTTAGACCATAAGGAATTGCTTTACTGGCTCCCTTGGCAAACAGTCCACCCGCTCCACCTAGACCAGCAAAGGCAACTGTTGATGGGTCTGTCCCTATTCCTTCTACTGCTTCTGGCACAGCCTTCTGGAATCCAGTCGCCGCTATCCTCATGTCTTCCTTGTCACCTAAATCAAACGGCTCGCCTGTCGTAAACTCGATCAATGGATTCTTATTCAATACTGCATGAGTTCCATCAGATATTGCAGTAGCGAATTGTTGATTGAAATCTTCATTGGATTCCTTTTGGCCTGCATTAAACTCTTTAATCGTCTGTGCGTACTCTTCCTGCGTTAAGCCTTCAGGCATACGTCCAGTTGGCCCACGGTCTTGAGACCTACGCTGCTCTGCGTTTATTTGTCTAATCCTATCTACCGGCATACCCGTTTCTTGTGCTATGCGACTTATCTCTAGTGGACGGAACGCCGACTCAAAGCCTGAAGTTATTCGTCCAAACGGATTCATGTTCCTTTGATTGCCGTATACAGAATCGATAGTATTATTGAAACTATCTGTAGCGTAACGATTAAACCTTGGTTTGCCCTTGGGGTCATAGATTGACCTGTGGTCTTCATTCAATGTACTAGGAATGTTTGACCTTCCGTACAATTCGTTTGCGTAGCCAAACCTTTTCGCTGGCTCGTCTTCCTCTGCAATGGGAAGTTGCTGTTGCTGCATACTATGAATCCCACCGATGCCAATTCCACTTGGTGCGTCCCGTGTAAACTGTGGCCTTGACGCTCCCTCCGCAGAATAAAACGAATCTTTATTACCGGCTGCTGCCAAGTCTACGCCACGCAGATATTGATGGTTCCTAAAGGCATTCTCATTCATGTAGTAGTCAGGGTTTTCTCCGGTTCGTTCTGCTATAGCGTTTGCTTCTTCTTCTGTTCTGAAAGAAGGGAGGCTGTAGTCGCCATCAAAATGATCTTGAGAAATAGTTGCTACATCGCTTATAAACCTAGGGCCTCCGGTCTGCAAGCCTCCCAATGTTCTCTCCCATGAACTAGTCATATCTGCCTCTATGTCTTTGCCGTCCGCTTGCAGTACATCTTCAGCCATAACAGCGAGGGCTATGTTCATGCCATCTTCACGCTGGGAATCAAACCACTCCATCACCCCTTCGCCTTGATCTGGAAACTTTTCCACCATCCTTCTAGCGATGTCATCTCTATAGCGTGGGTCTACAAGTGTCTCTGTTGCGTAGGTATGCATATTGGCTAGGTACTGCTGACCTGCTTCTGAATCCAGTCCGGGCTGGGAGTATTGAATTGCTGGTTCCTGACCTACGTCTTGTAACTCCTCTGCCAAAGCAGTCGATCTGTCGATTGGGTCAGTCACCTTAGAGATATTGTCTACTGATGACTCAATAATATTTCCGCTCGCAGCGTCTGTTGCCCCTGCTGCTGCACCGCCAACTCCATATGTCCTTAGTTTCTTAATTAAATCTTCTGAACCGGGAAACATAACGTAGTTTCTTGACTCACCAGAATTGTTACTAGCCATCAAAGTATCATCTAGATACGTGCTTCCGGGTACACCTCCCTTCTGCAAATGCTCGGCTACACGGCGATTAGCCACTAACTCCCTAGAGCCAAGCGTATTCATAAAGTGATCTGCCCTATGCACGCCTTCTGGTACTGGAGTCATTGGGGGAAGAAACTCTTCGTTTGAGAAAGCCAGAATGCCATCGCCGGTTGCAGCACGCCCTTTCCTGTCGATGAAATCCCTAGTCTCTTTCGGCAAGTCCATGCTGGTCAACTTGTCCATGACTTGGTCGGACTGACCTTCTTGCAGTTGCATCAGTTGATCCATCTGCACATCAAGGTCAACTTCGCTCATTGTTCCCCGCATCGGGGAGAACTCAAGTTCTGCTCCACCCGGAAGGTTTAACTCATCTCTTATCTGCTGGAGCCTCTGTATATGATTCTTGTCGCCTGCGGCAGAAGCATCGTTCATTGCAATATCAATGCGTTCGTTCAAGAACTGCGGAAAGTCCTCTGTTGGCAGACCTCGAAGTCTCCTTTCCTCGACCATTGCGTCTTCGACTAACTGAGACCGAACAGTATCAAGGTCATACTGATCTTTAGGTAGATTGTGGTCTGGCGAGTAATCCATTCGCGGGACTTCAACAACCTTATTGCCAACCTTGATGCGTACCATCTGGCCTTCTTCGCCACTTAACGGGCGATATCCACCAGCAATAGCAGGATCGCCGCTGAAGTAGTGGCCCACGCCATGCATATACCCGCCCTTACCCGGCATATTAGGATCAAACTGATCGAACCTTGCGGGAGAACCGTGGTACGCACGGAGTGGCGACGTAGTTGTAGGCACTGGAGCCTTACCAGCCATGATCAAGTTAAGTAAAGTAGAAGCACTCTTGCCCTTACTCATCGTTCGTAACCCACTTTCTTCGCCAAAGGATTATCTTAGCCCTGTTATCTTTACGCCTTCTCCACCACTGGCACATAACGACAAGCAACTCAGGCAGCAGGCAATCAATGCCAATCACCCTATAGCCCTCCCACCGTTCTTCGCCGTACACACAAGCAAGCACTCGATGTACGTCCATAGCAACATCTGCCAGACAGTCAGCCTCGTCGATTGTCATTGGCTGGGCTTGGCTTAATTTCTCTACAGGCCAATGCTGTATGGCGACAAGGATGCAATCGCAGATAGATTCTTTATCTACGGCTTCCCTACGAACTGGAAGCAAGTCCCAGCAGTATTTGCTGAACGCCGGTATGGTAGCAGTGGATTTACCCATTCGACTACTTCTTCTTGCACGACTCACACTTGCAACCCTTTTTGCTACGGCCCTTCCCCTTGCTGTAACCAGATTTCATTTTAACGTATGAACTATCGAACTTGTCTTTAAGTTTTTCGCCTTCAGTTTTCGGTACGCCTTTTGGCATTACTGTCTCCTTTTTTATGGGTACTCTATTTACTTATGGTCAACACATAAAAAAACGCCCCCTAACGCTGAAAGGATGTAAAGCGTCAGAGGGCGTACATGCGGTTGGCTAAACCGCTTCCACACAAAGGTAGGGAAAGTTTACGGTGTTAAGCCCCTGTGTCAATCGAATCTTCGTCCCAAGGTTTCTTTAAAAATTCAAAAGGCACTACTACTATGTCTTTGCTACCACGTTTTAATGCATCATTAGCATCTATGTATCCTAACAACTCGATTCGTCGAAATTCTTTATCTAAGCACCTTGCACCCCAGACACGCTTTCCCTCATCCTTTTTCCTGACAGTGACACCCTTTGCTGTCCGAACACGCCTAACTTCTATGTCATTCCCTACATCGGCTAGATGTTTGTGTGACCTATGTGATGCTGCACGCCAAACAGAAGCATGCCAGTATTGGTTTAAATACTTAGCGACTGCTAATTCGCACAACGCTGCTGCGGCTTGTGCCTTCTGGTCTTCCTCCATTTTGTCTCGGTCATAGTAGGAAGCATCTCTTCTTCCCCAGTTTTCAGTGAACCTTCGTATACCTACTTGGTAGGCGTACTCATACTCCCACGTTTGTATCCTAACTAGCGATGGGTTGTTCATCACAAAGGTTCCTCCCTAGTTGAACAGATAAGTCGTCCTTTAGTTGCCTAGCAAGATTCCTCCAATTACCCTTTGCATTCTCGCTTTTAACCAAATGCGACTTTAACTTCTTGCTGTATTCGTCCAGATCATTAATACGCTCCTTGGCATCTGACAAATCACGATAGAGAGTTGAGACAATCATCGAGTAGTCGTGGCAAATCTTAGTTAGCCTTTCCTCTTCCTTGGTCATTACTGCTCCTATGCTGCAAGTATGTACAAGCCTATGTTACTAAACGAGTACCCTAGGTACGCGATCCCTAATCCGATGTTCCCCTCAAGTGATTGCTCTATTGCCACCCATAGGTAAATCAGACCAGTGATTATGATTAGCCATCCACTCATTCTTCTTCCTCCTGCAACTTGTAGTACTCGTCTATTGCTGCACACCACTCCTCTCTCTGCTCCTCCGTATGCGGAGTTTCACCGGGTGGCCCAACGATCAAACCAGTTTTCTTAATTGCATATTTCAATTGAGGCTCAATGCCAGCCTTGTCTAGAAGTTTTGCTAATACCTCGTCATGTTCACAGTTCACCTTTGCATACTCCTCTTTGGTTTTACCGGGTGAGGAATACCGTACATCTCGTTCCCCATCACACGGATTTCACTTGAATCAATGTGGACGACCTTGCCAGTGTCGAACAAGTGTACCAGCCAGACCGTGTTGATACTTGCCCCATAGTCCAAGAGAAACAAGCAGTGACCCTCTCCTAGAGGAGTTTGCACGTATATCGGTGGATCACACTGATGAATGCCAGTCATCCAGACATCCTAGCACGCACACAGACCCCTTTGCAAAACTGGAAAAAATACAGGAGCCAAAGATATATATAGTTCGTCGGCTGTGGGGGGGGGCCGGGCTAACGCATGCATAAGTCTTTATGTGTACGGGCATTAGGTGGCCCGGCGTGGAACCACCGCCGCCCCGTCCCGTCCCCGGTAAGAAAGAAGTGTACCATCCTGCTGCTACTGCCTGCCCTCCTGCTTGCCTGCCATTGT